TGACCACCGCCGCATTTACCAGGCACGGTTTTGTGTTTTTTGGCAGAATCACCGTGGTTACCGATGTTGTCCGGGAAAATAATCAAACCTATCGCCTGGGCTGGACGGAAAACTCAAAAGACTCGACCAAGATGGGCAATGGCATGAGTGAGTATATCCTGCTATTCCGCAAATTACCAAGCGACACCAGCCGGGCATACGCCGACGATCCGGTAAAAAAGGATAAGGCTGAATATCAGCGCCGTCAATGGCAGATCGATGCGCATGGATTTTGGAGATCATCCGGAAACCGGCACATAGACGCCGAAGAAATTACCAGTTGGGACATGGATAAAATAATAACCTGGTGGAAAAACCATTCAGCCGATTCTGTTTATGATTATCACGAGCACGTTGAACTTGGCCATAAGCTCGAAGACCGGAAGCGCCTACCTGCTACATTTATGCTATTTGCGCCGGTATCAAAAGACCCATCGGTATGGACAGATGTTAACCGGATGCTGGTTATGAATTCGTCACAAACGCAAAAGAAACTGCAAAATCACGTCTGCCCGCTGCAATTTGACATCGTTGAGCGGATTATCAGCCGTTTTTCCAATCCCGGCGATCTGGTTCTTGATCCGTTCGGGGGCCTGATGACTGTGCCATATATGGCCGTAAAAATGAAGCGCAGGGGGTATGGAATCGAATTGAACGGCGAATATTTTACGGACGGTGTTAATTATTTAAAAGCGGTTGAATACAAAATGGCCATGCCGACCTTGTTTGATCGGCTCGAAATTGCATCATAAGGGGGGAAAATGGAAAGCATTAAAAAAAATACCTATGTAAGACGCCCGTCAGGTGAATGTGATGCCCCGCCGCAAAAGGTCGGCGACGTCTGGCACTTTCCGCTGTGGCATTCTGACAAACCTTTGATCGTTGACGATAAACAAAAAGATATTCTTTCCGGGCAGCGGCTTTATTATAAAAGCGCATACAATGGCAAAAAGGGCTGTGTTACATACTACGACAAACAGTGTATACAAAACATAGCCAGATTATTGTTTGCATGGCTACCGCCGCATAGTGTTGTAAAATTCAAGGATGGCAATAATCACAACTACCTGCCGGATAATGTTACCTTCCGCATGACTAAGGCCAGGCACAGGAAAGATCAAAAAAGAAAACCTGCACAAATATCAAATAACTCTGGCCGTCACCAATCTTATGTTCTTAATAAAATCACATTAGATAAATGGTTTGCCATGTCCCGGGCGCAATTATCACGATTACACGCCGCTATTCGTCTGCAGTTGTATACCGACTATGCCAATGATTTGGTTCGTCACCATCGCCGATTGGCCAAATTAGAAGCGGCGGATACGGTACTGACGAACGTCTGGATCATGCGCCGGCAATCTGCAGCCAATTCATGGAAAGTTCCCGAAATCGTCAAAATGGAACTGATCGCCGATATGATTACCATCCTGCGAAGTCCCGAAATGGAATTGCCAGAACTTGCCGCCGAATTGCGCAGCGAGTGGCTTAATAATATCGAAAATGCCATTCTATCCAAAAACCATACTGATCATCTGCCCGCCTGGAATATGGCGCTTCTGCTGACCGCAGATATAAGGGCTGAGCATAAACACAAAAAGGATGCCGAAATCGCTGCCCGGCTGGTATTCGGTGCATACGATCCGCTTTCCGGGCTGGAAGTGATCGAATTGCCGGGCACCATTGCCCAAATGATATAACGGGAAGGATTGATAATGTCGGATGCTACCGGTAAAACCACGAAAGAGCAGAATAAAAATATGAAAGACACCATTGAGATTATCGCAAATGGTAAAAAAGAAAAGATAATAATATGCCCTATCTGCCAGGCAGAATATCTGGATTGCGGGCAGTGCATCCGCTGCCGTTGCGGGGCAAGATTGGGACAATGCGATGAGTGAGCAGGACAAGCGGTTTTATCTGCGCAGCGAAGCGGTCAGGAATATGACCATCGAATATATCAAAAGTTTAAAGGCGGATGAAAGAGCGCCCTATGAGGTGCTTGTCACTCCGCTCCGAGGCCGCCGCTCGAATCGCCAGAATAGTTATTATTGGGGCGTGGTTATTGATACGGTCAAAGAATACTTTGCCTGGCATCATGGAGAGATATACAGCGCCCAGCAATGGCATGAGTATTTTAAAACACGGTACGATCAACCAGCTATGCACCGGATCAGGGGGCAGTATATTAAAGAGCATCATTCAACGTCAGTGATGACCGCCGCTGAATTTGCGGCATACGTCGAATTGATTTGCATGGAAGCGGCGCAGCATGGCTGCATAATACCAGGACCAGAACAATATGGATTATAAAAAGGGAGTTGTTAAATGAATGGAACGCCGATTAACAAAAAAGAGCTGGCCTATCACGATGAGTTGCGCCAGTTGGGTTGTGTGGTGTGTATGCTTACCCAGGGCATTTATACGCCGCCGGAAATCCACCATGTATTAGACACCGGTCGCCGACAGGATCACTGGAAGGTTTTGCCGTTGTGTATGAAACACCATCGCCTGCCTGGGCCGGGCTGGGAATCACGGCACAGTACAAACGGCAAAAGCGGGAAGGCGGCATTTGAAGCGGCCTATGGAACGGAAGAAATGCTTCTGGATGCAACGAAAAAAATGCTCGAAGTAAAACGGGCACTGCGGTCTTAACCGGATCGGCATCTGCTGGTAGGTGGATGGCTATGTTTTTTAAAGGGGAAGAATCTGCAAATGACAAAAGATATATCACTCGATGGATTACAATATGTGTCACGAAGACGTTTTTTCAAATCAATTGGTGGGTGTAATATATACATATCTACTACGGAGATTTATCCATACACAAGAGTATTTAAAACGGGTGATGGTAAAATCGTTGGCAAAATTGTTAATACCTATGTAGGCAAAAACAAGTGGCCTCTTGTCCGGCATTATTATATTGCAGGTCATAAGGATGACGCATAATGACAAAAGAACTATATGTCGAAAGTATTAAAGCGCTGGAAGCGCAATACCGGCACGACGATAAATGTGCCGATGCTTTGCAAAGTATATATCAATCGTCAATCATGCTGACGTATGACAATCATAAAGTATGCAACCAGCTCATCAAATTACTGCGGGTTGAAATGGCTGACGACCGTGACGAGAGCTGGATTGATTACTATATTGATGAGCTCGATTTCGGTCGGAAATGGAAGCCGGGAATGATTGTAATTTCTGGGGTTAGGGTCAGACTCAAAACACCAGAAGACCTTTATAAATTATTGACAAGGCAGAATATCCGGAACGGGAGATATAAAGTATGAACAAAACTACCCAAAAAACTACCTGCCCGATCTGTTGTAAGGAAACAGAAGGCGCATTAGGGTGGTATGGATATGAATGCAAAGAATGCGGCTATATGTATGACGGGGAACTAAACAGAGTAGTGCGGAACCGCAGGGAAATACTCGGCCTTACACGACGGCAAATGGCGGATAAGGTCGGACTTAAAAGGGCGACGGTGTATAAATATGAAAAGATCTGGCCGAGCAAGAAGTATTTAGACCAGACAATGCTGATGATAATACAAAGCTATAAATGAGAGTGCAGAAATGAAACGATACGCTGCTGGGGAAGCTGGCAATGTCCAGCACTACGTTTTTGGTAGTAGTTACGTTTTCCGGATAGGCGATTTTTTGCCAACCGGCGGCACCACTCCAGCAGGGGGAATATGTTACATCCACCCGACAGAAGACGTTTGTGCGACCGTGTATAAAAACAGTGTACGGTTTTATTATAACCGCAAAACCGGGAGTGAAACGATGGAGAAATGGCCATGTTTTTATGAGCACTGCAGGATGAGTTTGAATGATATGCGTTAAACCCAAGCAGCCATCATAAAACGGATTGTTTTTTTAATGAATATATAAGGAGGCGCTATGTCAAAGAAAATGTGTAGGATTTGCAGAATAAGGCCAGCAACCAGACCGGACAGAAATAGACCAGGAAGGCCTGTAAAAGCGATATGTGATGAGTGTTATGCACAGAGGCTGATGGAAGACATGAAATACATAAAAAGGAAAAATGATGAAGAAATATTATCAAAAAATGACAATATTGTAGGTTAGTCAGCATAAGGTTTTTTGACAAAATATGAAACACCAACAAATTAACGAAATTGCTATCAAAGTGTTACAACAATTAGAGCCGTACTGCGAGCGAATTGAAATTGCTGGCTCTATCCGCCGGGAAAAACCAGAACCTAACGACATAGAAATAGTGGCAATACCAAAGCCTTACGATGTAGGCCTGTTTGAATCCGGCATTGCAACGGTTGTTAACCGCTGGGAAAAGATAAAGGGCGAATTGCCATGTAAATATACACAGCGGATATTGCCGGAAGGTATTAAACTCGATTTGTTTTTTGCAACACCAAAGAATTGGGGTTTAATATTGGCAGTTCTTACCGGCAGCCCAGAGTATTCCTATAGAATTTTAGCTACACAATGGGTTCGATTGGGCTATAAAACAGAAAATGGGATATTGGTTAAAGACGGCAAAGAAATAGAAGTCCGGGAAGAAATGGAACTCTTTAAAATGCTCGGCCTGAAATGGGTTAAGCCAAAATATAGAAAGTGAAAGATGATGTTAGCATTTTATATTTCAATAGCATTTGTTTGTAGTTCTGATTTTGATTCTGATTTTGATTCTGAATTTGAATATACAGAATCTACATTGAAAAATGAAAAATATACCATTAGGGCGTCGTTATGCAAGAATAAAAAGCGGCAGCAATCCCAATATAATGATGAAACCATCGATGAAGACCCCGGAACATATTTGTCTAAATTCCTGAAAAACAAAAGTCCGCCCAAGTTTAATTATATTTTTTATACATAATAGTATTGTATATACTTTAACTGCGCTTTCCGCGGTACGCCGTCCGGGTTATAGCGGTAAGGGTTTATAATGGCACAAAGCAATAAAAATATATCCAAAATGCCAGCCGATGAGCAGATAATCTACAGACGGCGCAGCGCAGATGGGAAATGGCAAACCATCCACAAAATAGAGATTATAAAAGGTTTCAGGCGGTCAAAGCATTGGATACGGTATAATAATAAAATAGGGTCTGGCACAAAAACCCAGATATTGCGCCGCCTGCTGGCCTTAATAAAAGATTAACCGGCTGCCCCGGAAAACCCATAGATAATTGTTGGGCGGCTTCGCCCAGGAGATGGAAAGTTAAATGAAAGGATTGAAGATGAAGGTTCTGATCGCCTGCGAATTTTCCGGGATAGTCAGGGAAGAATTTACAAAAAAAGGGCACAACGCCTGGTCTTGCGATCTGTTGCCGTCTGAAATACCCGGGCAACATTATCAGGGCGATGTAATGGATATAATAGATGATGGTTGGGACATGATGATAGCACATCCGCCTTGCACTCATTTAGCGGTCAGTGGCGCGAGATGGTTTAAAAATAAAAAAAAAGAACAGATGCAAGCCATAGAATTTGTAAAAATGCTTATGGATGCGCCGATTGGGAAAATTGCTATTGAGAACCCGGTGAGTATAATCAGTAGCCATATCCGCAAACCTGACCAAATAATCCAGCCGTATATGTTTGGCGATCCATACCGGAAAACAACCTGCTTGTGGTTAAAAAACTTGCCGGTTTTAGTACCGACCAACATTGTGGACGGACGTGAACAAAAATGCTGGAGAGAACCGCCCGGTAAAGACAGATGGAAAAACAGATCAAGAACCTATCCGGGGATTGCCAGGGCCTTTGCGGAGCAGTGGCCAAATTTATAAAAGATTAACCGGCCGCCCCGGAAAACCCATATATAGCTAACTACAGCACCCCGGCCAGGTGCAAAATAAATCAAAAAAATAATAAAAATAATTCATTTTTCTCTTGACATTGCTACGCTTGATGCGTATCTTTACCACAGTTGATGACAATAAAACAAAGGAGAAGAAAATGAAGATAGAATACACATCAGCAAAAGGAAACAAGGCGATGGTGGATATAGATGTTAAAACAGGACAAGGCACCATTACGGCAGCCGGGACGGTCTATACCATCAGCGGTATCGCCGTAATCAAGGGCGAGACCGTAGCGGTATCGAACGGCAATTACATTAGATTGCCAAAAGATATTTATAATCAAATAAATGATGCAATGAAGGCTGAGTATGCCGCAAATATGACCGAAAGAGAAATAAAGGACATGTGTTTCGCGATTGCAGAGCAAAAATATAATAAGTTGTTTGCACAAGGCGCCGATCCCGTTGCCATTATCAACGCCAGAAATGAAATGGCACGCAATAGATAAACAAAGGCCGGAAACCCCGGCAGGGAGATCAAGATGGAAAAGAAACAGATTACAAGAAAAGAATTATCGTCTCTTGGTTACACCTTAGCCCGGACGGGCAGCCGCCGGGGTTATGTGTCAATAAAAGTCTCTGCCGATGACCGCCCGGCGGAGCCGTATTTGGGACGATTTGGAAACGGCTACATAGTAGCATTGCCGTTTCTGGGGTCGTCTCAGTATGTACGTGTTGAGTATTGGGTTAAATAGTTTTTACCCGGGAACTACCCCGGCCCCGCTGGCTTGCCAATAGTAGGATCGGGCAGGCCTGTCACAGGAGATCACAATAACGTCGGAGAACCCGACAAAGGAGAAGATATGAACAGCATTAAATTGGTTAAAGGTAGTCATTACCTACTCGTAAAGTTATTTGGCTTATACTTATTTCTTCCTTACAAAAAAGCCAAAGTACCGTTTGGGTTTCATAAAACGGATCACGGTTACTCATTTTCGATCTGGTTATAATTTACACGCCGAGAGGACTGACAACTCTCGGCTTTTTGTTGTAACGGACAAAAACATAGGGGGAAAGGATGGGTAGATGAAAATAACGAGCAATCACGCCACCAGCTCTTACGGGGTGCCGGTGATTCTGGACGATCTTGGCGCTGTAATGGATTACGCCCCGGGAATTATTGCAATTCGAAAAAAGCTGAAGTTGAGCACTGCACAATTAGCAGTCGCTTGCGGAGTATCACCCCGGACGGTCGAAGGCTGGGAACAGGGAAGGTTGCCATCGGCGCCCGTCCTTTTACTTTTAAAACAACTTCTTAAAGCCGGTTAATTACCGGCTTTTTTATTTTATATAGTTTTATATGGTAACAAAACCCGGTTTCACCTTTCTAAATTATCGAAAAAACGGAAGGGAGACCGCTTTTGTACACCACCGCCGCCGAAATAGCCACCCTTATCACCAATATCGAAACCGTTCTTTCCGGGCGGATAACATCCGACCTGGAAACCTACACCATCGCCGGGCGCTCTATTACAAAAATACCGGTCAGCGAATTGTTGACCATCCGCAGTCAGTTAAAAGTTGAATATGCCAGCCTGACCGCCGCCGAATCTGTGGCCGCCGGTACCGGCAATCCCAATAAAGTGCGGGTAAGATTCTAATGGGCAAAATATTAAAACGCCTTGCCGATTGGCTCCGCCGGGTGCCGGTCATCCGCAGTATTTTCACCGCGGCGTCAACGTCTAATATTTACAGCTCGTGGTTATCCACCAACTATTCCGCCGATGCCGAGCTGTATAATAACCTGAAAACCATGCGCGGACGATCCCGGGAACTGCGCCGCAATAATGATTACATGGCAAAGTTTGTGCGCATGGTGCAGATCAATGTAGTTGGTCCGGCCGGAATCCGTTTACAAAGCCGGGTCCGGCAGGGGGCAGCATCCGATGTTGTGGCCAACACAAAAATTGAAGCAGCCTGGGCGGATTGGTCAGGGCTCGGTCAATGTGATACCCGGCGCCGTCATACGTTCCGGGATTTATGCAATATTGCCATTTCATCCGTCGCCGTGGACGGCGAGGTGCTGATCCGAAAAGTTAAAGGGTTTAACAATCGCCACCGCTACGCCTTGCAGCTTATCGAGGCCGATCATTTAGAAGAAAATTATAATGAAACCCTGGCCAATGGCAATAAAATAAAAATGAGCATCGAATACAACGAGTGGGATGAGCCGGTCGCCTACTGGATTTATAAAAATCATCCCGGAGATACGCATTTCGCCACAGCTAACTATGGCCAGCGCATGCGTGTCCCGGCGGAAGAGATTATTCATCTTTTTTTACCGCAGCGTCCATCACAGGGGCGCGGTTTGCCCTGGGCCCATTCGGCCATGCCGACGGTCAACATGCTCAATGGCTATCAGGAAGCTGAAGTTACCGCCGCCCGCATCGCTGCCAGCAAAATGGGATTTTATCAAAAAGAAGGCGCTGATCAATATACCGGGGATGCGGCCGAGGACGGTAACGCTTCGCCGATACAGGAAGTTGAGCCTGGAATTTTCGAGATTTTACCAAAGGGTTTTAAATTTCAGGCCTTTGATCCGCAGCATCCGACGTCGCAATATGGCTTTTTTGTTAAATCTGTTTTGCGCAGCATTGCATCCGGGCTCGGCGTATCCTATAACGCCCTGGCCAACGACCTGGAAGGCGTCAATTATTCTTCGATCCGGGCCGGCCTGATTGATGAGCGGGATGTTTGGAAAAATTTACAGACCTGGCTAATTGATCATTTAATCCGACCGGTTTTTGAAGATTGGCTGACTATGGCCATGACCACCGGTCAGGTGGCTCTGCCGTTTTCAAAATATCAGCAATTTAAGGCCGCCGATTTTCAGCCGCGCGGTTTTATCTGGATTGATCCGCTGAAAGAAGTCAATGCCCATATCCTGGCCACGCTCTACGGATTTAATACGGCCAGCAATATAATCGGCGAGCAGGGGCGCGACCTGGAAGAAACCTACGAGCGCCTGAGTGAAGAAAAGAAAATGCGGGAAGCGCTCGGCTTAACCACGCCGGACGAAGCTAAAATATTGGAAATATTACAGAAAACACCCATAGAAGGGGGTAGTAATGAATGACAAAATAAATAAATTGCCCAAAATGTACCGCTCGGCAATTTTTGAACGGGCGGCAATGGACGATGAAAACCGCACTGTCGAACTGTCGTTTTCTTCGGAAACGCCGGTCGAACGGTGGTGGGGCATTGAAATATTGGATCATAAGCCGGAATCGGTACGCCTGGCAAGAATAAACGGCGGATCACCGCTGCTCATGGACCACAACCCGCAG